TTCTGTGTTAGAATAGGAGCTTGCCTACGATCCCATCCTCCCAGATTATCAAACTCAACAAGAGCCGATCTTATCTGAGGAGGTTGATCTAGTACATCATCTCCAAATTGCAAATAAGGAATCAATGATCCATCCAAAAAGACCCCTACAGATTCATAGAAATCAATAAAATAACGGATCAACCGTTTTGGAATGTAAAGTGTAGGTCCCTGTTGAGCTGGGATCTGTACAGGCATCGGTTGAATGATGGGCGTAAAGGGCAATCCGACTTCAACAGCCACTACGGCTGTCGCTAACGTAATTTGACCGCCTTCTACAAACTGGGGTTCCAGAACAAAGAAGCCTTCTCCAGCCGTCACTTCTCCTCGAATGTGGACTAACTTATCTTCTAAATGATCTAATCCTGTTATGACTGTTGTAGGAGTCGTGAATGTTTGCTGGACCGCGCTATCGGTAAAGGTGTTGAAATCCAATTTAATCAATTCATGAACACTGGATTCTTCAACCAATATTTCCTCACCATCTTCAGTTAAAATGGGTTCATCCAAGACTTCTGTTGTCAAAGACAATGTCGCATCTACACGCTCGATAATCGCATAGATCACATCGCCCACTTGAGTTATTCTCTGGAACTTGGCCTCTAAAGGATCATCTTCTAATTGACTCAATGTCCACGCAGCCACATTTTCAATAATGAGTGATTGGAAAACAGCCAGACTGCCATCATCTCCGTTCACATACAATAAATAATTGGCGTCATCTGTCGATGAACCTTTTATGACAGCTGAATCAATGGGATTCCTGATAATCTGAGGAGAAAGGATGCTAATATCAGTAGACTGATAAGAAACAGCTGAATCCTCATAAACAAAACTGATGGCTCGCTTCCCTCCCCGCGCAATATAAAAGGTCTGGTTATCCAAAACAACAGGTTTAACATTTATAGTTCCATTGTTGGTTTGTTTTCTAATAGAGATATTGGATGGTGTCAAAGGAGTTTCATCAGCCTGAGGAGCAGCGAATTCACCACCCAGCGTAAATACCTGCAGACTTCTGTCTCCCACCAGATATTCAATAGAGATCAAGACGTCTGAATCAATAGGAAATTGAATGGAATCACTATCAAGACCAGTACCCGTATCGAAATTGAAGAAATCATTGACGACCGATCCCATTAGATATCCTAGCAATTCAGAATTAGGGCGACTGCCTCCTCTGATTCCTCCAAACCAAAGGCGTCCTTCGTAGAAAGTGACGGCTTTTGGCCAGCCTCGGATATCAGTAAATACTGGGATTTCCAAATCAACATTGCTCCCCAGCATCTCATCACCTGTTTTAAATGCATTATCGAATCCAGATACTATATCAACTGTTACATTCCTCGCATCAACAAACTTTGTGATGCGAGCTACTCCAATTTGAGAGAACGATTCTGGAGGCCCCACCCCTCTAAATAAACCTCCGACAAATTCCTCCGTAAAAAGGGAATTACTCGATTTTAAATTTCTTCCTGTTCCAATAGTTACGTCTGGACTTAATCCAAAATCAAAAGTACTATAATCAGTGTCCGTATATGGAATGGTTGGTTTATTCCTGAAAACAACATTTAAAATCTGCCATCCACTATGAGCGCTTACGCGCAGAATCTGAATAGGACGGAAGTTACCGGTGATAATCATGAGATTCGTGGTTTGTGTAAAACGTAAATCTTGATTAATAAGATCTTCAGAATTCCACGGAATGCCAGCTGCTGTTCCAAAAGATGCAACTTCGACATCCTCAAAGAATATCGTTAACTTGCCCGGTTCTAGCAAAAACAGGTAATTTGTGTCGGCAGAGAATTGGAATTCCACCAACATATATCTGCTAGTATTCTGTGTGATCGTTTCGATGAACAGTGAACCAAATCGACGACGCGCACCACCCTGAGGAATGATAACAACATTACGCAATTGCTGGGCAGATTTATTATAAACCTGTAGATCAGATCTCGAAAACAATCTCCGATCTAATTCACCATGCGAGAAATCAGCTTGTATTAAATAGAATCCCATTTATGTGATCCTTCTAAAAGCAGTACTGGCGCCTCCTACATGAGCTTCCCACAGAGGATCTCTCACCACCGATGGATTGGGCATAATGCTGGAATCTAAACCACGTGCTATAATCAATGCACGATCTGCTTCTTTTTGCCAGAATGCAGCTAAATCAGCTAATTGCGTTACAGTCATCGCAATCCTGGCCGTTAATACCAAAACCATGAGGTCTGCAAAATAAGGAGGGAAAACAGCTTCACTGGCCTTAAACAAATATTCTAATTTTATGACATCAATATTCGTGTATAAACGACTCTCGAATATTTCAAAGTCCGTACTAGGATCTGTTCTATAAGCTAAAAGCATATCTCCTGGCAATTCGAATACATTACTCCAACGTTCAAAAGGAGAAGGTTCATCCAATTTTGTTAGACTTAAATTTGTCATTGCAAAACGCCAGGTGTGCCATGTCAAAACATTCGGCAGTATATGGTCATAGATATCCTTTGCAGCAGCAAATATAGGATTGTCAGTCGACGGAGAATTAACTGGAGGTTTACCCAAGTTTATAAATGCATCCGAAATGATTTGGATATCAGAAGCCATGACGCCTCTCCTTTATTCTGAAACGTCGATTATAGTATAAGCATTCAATGAAATAGACGATGCCGGACTACTTGTTTTCCTCCAAAACATACGTTGGAATTGTCCCACAGGAAAAGGAGGAGATAGATCAAGAAAAAACGGATCTCCCGCAGCCGAAGCATCTAATACCGTCACTTCCCCCAAATTCCCTGCAATCTGATCATGGAATTCAAATACATAGGTTCCAGATACAACGGTTCCAAATTCAACAAACAAAAACACACGTGCAATAGTGCCTGTTTGTATGATATTAACAGGATGGTCTTCTACGCCAGTTCCAGTAGTTGTTATTGATGTATGAGAGGAAACTGTGTTACGGGTCATCAACCTTAGAATCACATTAGATCCAGATTTGGTCAATTCATACAAAAAACTCCCATCAGTAAGGCGTGCATATAAGAAATCGCCATTTGTCGTCGAAGAGAATATATTATTGAAATAACCCGTTGCAGTAATATCACTTGAATCATCCGTAGTGCTCGAATAAGACCATCCTCTAGGTTCTGCATCATTAATGGACGAAGTAATTTTTTGCCAATTCAATTGAATAAATGCCATTTCTAAATCCTCAAAAAGGAGGGAAGGCACAAAGGCCTTCCCTTCGGATTAGTCATCAAACAGCCACACGCAATACTTGATAAACAACCACATGATCCGTAGAAGGATCACCACTAAATGTGATCGTAATTTTATCAGTTCCCGCAAGCGACGTTAGAAGTGTACGAGGGGCTGCTCCTACCGTACGTATCACCACAAATGCTAAATCAGTTGCTAAAGCACCTGTTACAGTAATATCTTCAAAAGCAGCCGTCCCCACTGTGGTATGAGTACCTCCAAATTTGACTACATGACTCGGTGTGATTCCAGTAGACAATTTAGGTAATGTCACAGAACCATCTGCAATATCACCGGCTGTAATGAATTCAGCAACAGTCACAGGAATTGCACCTGTCACACTAGTTACACGAACCCAATCAGAACCGTCCGCTCCCGTAATATAAAGATAATCATCTTTCGAGAATAGTTGAGCTGCATCATTGAAATAAGCAGATGCTCTAATGGCAGCCAAATTTTCCTCTGCACTCGTATAAGACCAACCAGTAGGAACATCTTTGTTGGTCAAGCTTGCCCCAGTAGGAGCTAAATTTAATTTATCAAAAGCCATTGTAGTATTCCCCTAATTATTTGGTTTCATCACAAATGATGTCGACGACGCCATCAGGAAGCAATGCACTAGCGCCTGCTCTCAACTTGGAAATAGTCAACCATGATTGACGCAGAGGATCCCAGTCAACAGTCACCCCTGGATTGGATTGACCGCCTTCAAAACCAGAATAGACCATACCCATCGATCTCATTTGCCATGCAAAACAAGTTCTGTCATCACCTGTCTTCGGCAAACCATGAACTTTGACTGCATTAACCCGTTGATCAGCAATCAATAAGAATTTAAAACCTAAGAAAGTATCAATCTCACCCTGGACCAATGCTTTAATAGTGTTAAAGTCAGAACTGGTCGTTTCTTCTTCAGCTAACAAACTACTTAACTGACTTGGGCTAAGAGCCAAGAATCGCATTTCAGGATCAACATTATCATTATTGAGTAAGAAAGAGGCTTCTCTTAATTTCGCTACGGTCAGATTTGTCGTTCCGACAGCAACAATGTTGGTGGTACCAGAGGCTTCCAGAGCATTGATTATGATTTGGTCTTCACGTCTGCCCACAGTAGCCGCATGATCAAAAGCCAACGCCTGTCTTTCAGAAGCATTAACTTGAGCTTGCTGAAAGATATCAGTCGGTGTATTTAGAATACGATCTTCAAATGTAGTCGTAACCTGTGTGTGACTGACATCACTAGCCGGGATAATGGATTGAGGTGCACCACGCAATTCCATGGTGGCTGGACCAATAATAGGCCATTTGTATGCATCACCTATGGCCCCACGTACCACTCGAATAGCATTCTGTCCAGTAATGGTTCGACGCCCCTGATATTCTATCGTAAAGGCATCGTCAAATTGCTGAATAGCAACATTCGTTAAAGAAGTAGTCATTGAAATTCTCCGCTAAAATTAAAAAATATTATTTTTAGTTCTAGCAGAGATTAGCTCTTGGGAGGTCCGCCACTAGAATAATTCTAGCTTCCGGTCTCCCAAGAAAAGGAGTTAGCAGAAACTGCTAATTTGACTATAACATAATCAGCCTAAAAATCAACCATAGATAGAGTTCTTTTTAATGCTGTATAAAGCTTGTGCTTCAGAATCGACATGCCGAGTGAAATCTTGATCTCGTCCATATTTCTGGTCTTTCATCAACTCTTGCAAATTATGACGGCTGAGCCCGGTGCCCGCAGATATATGCGAGACATTAGAGGGTATTATTTTATCCATCAAAAGGTTGAATATTTTTACCGAATCAGCGGTTGTAACCATGTCATCAAACGCCGATTGCATTTCATCCGGGATATTATGTTGAGCCCATTGTTTGAGCAGCTTAAGGTCTTCAGCTCCGTTGGGCCCTAACTTTTCATATTCTGCTTTCCAATATGTTTCTTGTTGAGTAGATTCTTCCTGCGCAAATTTTGCATTCTCTTCTACATAGAAGTTCAATACTTGATTAAAACCATCCTGAGACATGTTCATTTCGCTAGCTAACTCTGCGAATTGATTCAACAAAGGATCTTCTTCATCCATTTCGACAGAAGCAAGTTCTTCTTTAAGGGATATTTCATAACCCTCTTCAGGAGAACCGGTAAAAGATGCCAACTTCTTACGCAATTCAGTCTGAGCCTTGGCTTGATCAGCTAATGTCTTGAACGTTTTGTCATTGAAATATTCTGGTTTCTCCCCTTTTCCAGGAATGCCCTCAGCAAAAAACCAATCAGCATCCGGTTCTACAGGGTTTAAAGGCGGTTTATCAACGATTACAGTCGGAGAAACATCAACCGCAGGAGTATGTTCTATATCTTCTGGAGCCACTAAAGGCACTTCAGGAGCTACTTGAACGACAGGTGCCTCTTGAGGTTGTGCGAGTTCTGGATGTTGAGCGTCATACGCAGCTTGTACTTCAGCATCGATCATGATTGAACTCCTACTTTATTTTTATGGAATAGGATCCCATTCTTTATCTGACGAATAATGCTGTTTTGACCCTCTCGAAAATAACCCCATGAAGATTCTTTATCCGGCGGACAAACTGGCGTTCCTAATTGATGATTCATAAGTGCCATAAATTCTTTACCCAACGGATTGGTATCAAATAACTGATAACAAACCGAACAGAATTTATCGACTGATTCTGTATTCATGTTCTTAGATTCTTTTTCTTCATTCTCGAATTCAGACCATCCCATAAAATACCTCACTTATTGACTGGGAGTGAAAGGAGCCACCGTCGGAGAAACTCCAGGCGTTGGCGTTGGAACCTGTTGTTGGGGTGCTTGTTGTTGTTGTGCTTTCAACTGATCTTCAATGCGTTTTTGCAGGGCATTAAAATCATCCCCTATTTGGCTGGGGTCTTTGACCAATTTAAGGTCAACATTCATCTTCTCAGCAGCCCAAGAAGGAAACTCCGCAGGGTTGAAAGCTAGAATGGCAAATTGTCCATAGGTAGCCTGCATGATCTGCAACCATTCTTGGGCGCGCTGAACGTCCTCTTGACTTTGTATGTCAAGGAGCGGGGACTCATATTGAATCGATATGCGCTTACCATCTACTTTGACATCACCAATCAAACCTTTCTTACGAAGGATGATTAAAGCAGTTTTAATGATTGGTGCTAATAACTCAACAGTCAAACGCCCAAAGGAAGAACCACTTTTTCTGATCCAGTTTTGCTGTCGTATGGAGACCTCTGTGGCTGATTGATTGGGCGTTTGAGATGGAGGGAGGGGATCTGCAAATAATATTTCTCGAATAGTCGACTGAAGGGCTTGTATTTCAGCAAATGCAATCTGAACATTTCCCGATGTGGGCAACGGCGAAATAGGATTACTACCTGCAAATTGGGCCTCAATAGGAATAATGGTTCCGGGTTCAATGACGAGATTGTACGGATTGAGAACACTCGTGCTGGCGGCAAGATAAACAGGGAAGGCCTGGAATTTCGCTGAACGTAAGACATACTCACGCATTTTATTCACAGTGCGAATATCTGGCAATGCCGTGAGAACAGGCCCACGCCCGACTATCTCACCAGGAGCTTTACTAAATCTAAAACCAATCCACGGAGTGAATTCACGAAACTCGCTGAATAGATCGGTTTTGGTCTTCGAATCGGTTACATAATAGAAATAACGAGAATCCTCGTCATTTTCAGGATAAAGGATTGTTCCCT